CTCCGTGATGGTTTCTTTTGTGATAACTATAACAGGGTTTTCCAAAACACACTCACCGTTGGTAGCGAACATTGGACTCACTAAACCGGATGGCATTTCAAACCCGTCAACAATCTTGTAACCCGTTTTACCATCGAAGGATGGTTCAAGAGTAATAGAACATTCAACACCCTTCTTGTAAAAGATTTCAGCAATCATATCTCCTAATTCGGAGTCGTTATTTGCCGCGATAGTAGCGACATACTTCAAGGATTCCAAGTCCTTTGTTGAGATAGGCATACTATCTTCTTTTAGGAAAGAAATAGCAACTCGGCTCGCTTTGTCAATCTGATTGAATACTTCAACCGGACTCATACCTCGCTCTATCCATTCAAAGGCCGAATTACACAATGCTTGTGCTATGAGAGTAGCAGTAGTCGTTCCGTCACCCGAAGCCTTCTGTGCTTGCTTGGCGACTTGTTGGATTAACTGAATACCTACTTGCACTTCGGGCATATCAGAATGAACCGCTTCGACAATAGAAACACCATCGTTTAGAATCATTGGGGGAAGGTTGCCTCTCCCGATAACTGCCGTTCTTGCTTGCGGCCCTAATGTTCCCTTTACTGCATCACCGACAAGGTTGATACCCTTTAGCAAAGCCTTTCTCGCTCGCAATCCTGTAATTACATTAGTCATTAATCTTCACCTTCGTAACAAACACAAGCGATTGCATCCCACTTGCAGAATAGCATCCCGTCAATGTTGAATACATCATCCTTACTGATGAAAACAATGTCACCTTCTTTTACGGTAAAAGATAGTTTGGCGTTTGCATTTCCACCGAGAGATAATACTTGGTAGCGACAACGATACAAGTTAGAGATAATCTTACCTTCATCCCTCACACCCGCTTGTTTGCGGGATTTGAGAAGAACATAGTCACCTACGGCTTTAGTCTTACACTCACGCAATTCATCAGAAACCCAACCGTCACTCACTCGGCATCCCATCCGGTTTCTGTGTCAGCATCCATTGTATCTGCAAGTGGAGTCATAGCGTTTACACACCACCAACCACTTGTTGAGAATCTTAATTCACCTTCTTTGGTAGTCCACGGAGAACCAATGATAACGATTTCAGAACCGATACCAAAGTCAACTTCACCTTCATGTTCCGATGGAACAATCATGTCAATGACGGGCGCACCGGACATAATATCTGTGTCAGCAAGTGATACAACAAATCCGCCACGCTCTCTTGGGTCGATGTGAACGACTTCAACAATAGTAGCGAAAGTGGTATTCCACTTTTCTTTTTGGTCTAAAGTATCGTAAACTTCAGCACACTTCTCAAGCGAAGGCAGAAGAGTTTCACCGAGCCAATCAGCAACAATACCGCTTGGCGCACCATCTGTTAGAACCAAAGGTGGTTGTCCGAAGATGTCAGACTTTGAAGGGTCTGCATTGAATTGCGTAGCCTTAGTGCCATAACATAGTCCAGCCCTGTTAGCCGTCTTTAGACCAATAGTGCCGGTCACGAATGTTGGGAATTGAACCTTAGCCTGTTCACCACTTAGACGGATTTCGATTTGTCCGACATTACCGTTACCAGCCGCATTACGACCATAGAAGATACAAGTACGGTCTAATTCCTCAAGCGGTCTTAGAGAACCATACTTGAAGTTGGGATTACCGTTTGCAAACTGCATGTTATTTTTGTCCCAAATCAAACTGAAGTGTGTCCCATCTGTTAGAGCCATACTTCGCTTTGGTAGTGATTGAATGTCCTTCGTAGCAACATCTTCCTCAAAGGTTTGTTTTGCCTCTAAAGAAGGGTTGTAGTGACAAGAGAAAGAGCCATCATGGTTATCCTCAAAGATTTGCACCGCACCTTGAGTTACAAGTGCCAAGCGACCATCAGTATCAAGAGTGTCTAATGTACCCTTCATTTTCTTGTAAGCCATTCCCGCCCAATCCTTATGTCTTGGAACAGAAACGAACATACCTTCGTATAGGTCAGCACCACTACGAGCAAGACGGGCAGAATCAGCCGCTACTTGTCGTGCGGCTACTCTTAGAGCAAGGACTTTACATTCCTCTTCTGTCTTACCGGAGGCTTGCCAACCGGCCCCCTCCTGTGCTAGAATACCATCAGCCTTTGCTGATAGTGCTTCGGGGTCAATCTTTACCTGTGTGGCTACTTTGTTTAACATGTCGTCGTATTGCATGATACCGTTCTCCGTTATATTTCCGTTGTTAGATGGGGGATATAAACTTACTGATTGCCCCCATTTATCAGTAATCTGATGAAATTGTATCGTACAATTTCCTCATCAACACCGTTGATAATGTCACGCTCGCTAACGATTGCGGCCTCAACGACTCGCATCTTGTTAGCAGGTGACGCAACACCTTCAACGGCAAAAGTAAATACATTCCTAACTTGTTCACGAACAGAACCGCGCATCATCTTGACGGCCTCTTCGTGATTATTGTCAGCGAAACACAATTTGAGAAATCGACCATAATCCATGTTAGGTGTAGTCAAACTATCAATGAACCTTTCCCTTTCTTTTTCGGGCAAACTACAAGCCGTTTGAAGCGCACCGATACCATTCCTCAAATCGCCCTTATGTTTACGAACAATAGTGCTATACATTTCCGTTGTAAGATTGTCAGCGCATCCTTCTAACGATGCAATCTTAAACAACCTATCACCCATAAGGATAGGGCTAATCGGTTCAAATGTTCTAACTTGGCATCGCGATTGAAGCCAACGAGATACCTTCGGCAGACGATTACAAGTAAGGATAAAATAACCACTCGCATTCTCAATCGCACCTTTCAATGCCGACTGTGCCGCATCCGTCAATTGGTCGGCTTCATCCAAAAGGAATATGCGCTCTTGAATACCGCTTTGAATCATAGGTATGATATGTTCCTCAACAAACTCGATACCCCTTTGCTTCTTAGATGAAGCATTGAAAACGATTAACTGATAGTCTAAGTCCTTAGCCAAAGCATAAGCAACAGAAGTCTTACCTGTACCCGCTTCGGGAGAATAGAATAGGTAATGTTGCATAGGTGCGTCATCAGCCACTATCGCCATTAACTCGGCAACAAGTGTATCTTGTCCTACAATGCCCGTTAAACTATTAGGTCTGTGTTTTGTAGCCCAAACTCCGTTCATCAGCGTTTCCTCCTTTCGACTTTCATAGTACCGTTGGGTTGACGAATCATAATCACCATCGAACCGTCACCATATACAATAGTCATTCTAGCAATATCGCACATATCTATGTTCATTCTATCCCCTCCCACCATGAAGGAGAAGGTCGCCCTCTCTCCCACTTAGCGAAGTTAATTTTGTCCCTAATGTAAAACTCCCTTGTTGCTTCGATAACACAAGGCCACTTATCCTCATCAAGCAAGTCAAGGTTTTGACCTGTGCTTTGATTGAAGCATCGTGGTATGGTAGTCATTTTGCCTTCGGGAATGTAGTGTGCTAACTCAAACAATTCCTCAATCTTGTCAGCACAAAAATGCTCTTTGTCGTATCGCTTCTCATACTCAACCGCAAGAGCCGCACCATGATACATAGCCCAAAGATAGTTTTCCCTTGAATCCCCCATCCAGCGAGTCATCGGGTGAAATGCGTAGCCTCCCCGTAGTGGGGTTCCGGCTTTGGTAAGCGGCATCACATCGGGAGTAGCACCGTGTCTGATAACGGCTGAACCGCCCATCTGATAGACTTCGACAAGTATCTTCATGTGTTTGTCACAATAACTGCGAGCAGAACCAAACGGACAAGGATTGCCATTCTCATCATATTCAAGACCATACATATTCATTGACTCACCTCATAACTTACCCCGTAAAGAAAGTCATCAGCATGTTCCGCCATTTCGTATTCGGCTAACTGTGCGAAACAGTCAGTGCATACGGGGTCAGAAATCCACGACATAGTAGCACCCTTACAATCACAAGCCCTGCACTTAGGGAATCGAGTCATAACAAGCCACTCAACGAATCGGTTGTAAAGTCTAACAATCACGCTTGCACCACCCTATGTATTCGATAATTCTTGTCAATTTGTCAAGAGAACAAGACCAAATGAAACCTAACTTATCCCTGCCAAATAACTCCCACTTACCCGCAAGGTAATCATCGGTAGCGTTAGGGAAAAGCCATTCCTTGAAATCCATTAGATTCATACGATTGAGATACTTCAATTCATCCGTCCAATCCTTCAAGTTTAGAGCATCAGCAGTATTATTGTTCATATTTACACCTCCAAGAAATCAATAAGCATCATCCTCTTACGACCATCACCAGCAGGTTCGGTCTTAACAATCACCTTTGATTCCTCCCGTTTAACAGTCTTACTACGGGGTATATTAACTTGCTTAACGGGCTTGTTAATATCACCGATAAAGTAACGGAAAGCGGTAATGTAAGCCTTGCGTGTCTTGCGGCGAAACGAGGGGAATGTAACTACGAAAGATGCACATACCTTCTCACCATTGACAGCCCTTCGACCATCAAGCGAAACAAGATAACCGCCGCTTGCATGGTCTAGTTTAGTGACATCACTAACCTTGAAACCAGCACAAGAGGGAATTGGTCGCCCCTTGATAATCTGCGTCATGGCGTGGTGGTTCAATACTTGTCCGACCTTATACGGACTTCTTTTTACGGTTCTTTTTGTCATTTGGTTCTGCCTCCTTTGGTTTGTAATCAGCGTGTGTCTTAGGGAGTCTGTGTGTCCTCCTTTCAGCGAGATTGTATATTAACTTAGTTACATTAGCAACTCCTGTATTGAATCGCTTAGTGCTAACATCATCAGTTGCCATTACTTCATGTAACTCGGCAACATCAATGTTATGCAAAATCCAATCAAGGACTTCGTATTCAACATGCGTTACGGTCTGCGCTCTATCCACGGTATCTATTCCCCTTACAATATACTCTCATCTCGGTAGTATATAAAGGGTCGTATTGGGCTATTTTGCGACTATTCTGTGATTCTAACACAAGTCAAACATTCATCAAATCCTTCGGGTTTGATTCTTGTTCGACCACATGATAGACACTTAGCCGCCTTTACTTTTTCCTTTGGAGTCATTGTGGATGGTTCACGAATATGAATCAATTCATCCTTACACAAAATCACATCGCGGTCAATGTCATACACATTATGTTTGGTACTTACACCTAGAGAGTTTTCAACTTTCTTTTTTCCTAACTGTATGATACTGTGCGACTTACAAAGTAGTGCCGACAAACTATGCGGAGAAGGAACATGAGCAACACCTTTTCTCGCCGCTAAAGCAGAAGCCATTTCCTCTTTAGTCATAGGGCCACTATCGTATAGTATTTCCAAAATTGCTCTCCTAACTCTTCTATTCGTTGCGCTCATGTTATGCGCCATATAGTTTACCTATTAAAGTAGGGGCAACACTTCATAAGTCAGACCACATAAACCAATCAATAGGAATCCTGTCTGCACCATCCCCACTATCATTGTATTTTTGGGGGTTTTCTATTCTGTCTATGTTGGTGTGGAGTCTTTGAATCATATCCTCTTGCGCTCGCCTCCTAATCACTTTAATTTGATAGTTGTAAAGCGAAGCACAACCCTTTGCTATGATAAGGAACAGAATGAATAACACTATATCCATTCAAGAATACTCTCCTTTTTCTTCTTGACACCTTTGGGTACTTTACCCGTATCTCTAACATCATTACGAACATTCGCTGAACATTCTAACAAGTGTTCCCAATAAACATCAGACTCACGAAAACAATCCGGTCTTTCTTTTGCGGTTGTTTTACGCTTCGGCCACTTCATGCCTCGACCTGCTTCGACACCATAAGACAAGATTGCCTTTGCATACTCATCCGGTAAAACAAAAACACAATCAGCAAGTAATCTCCACAAACCTATATCCTTACGATTCTCACGCAAGAAGGAAAGGGCAAGTGGAGTCGGTAACTTCTCGATATACTTAGCCGTCTGTTCACGGTTGCCCCAATTCAACATAGCACCTACTTCACGCTTGAAGTCAGACTTGCGAATGATGAGAGATTTGTCGATGATGATACTATCCTTAGTTTTACCACTAATCTTAGGTAGTTTGTCAATCACAAACACTAAGCGATAATTTACCACTTCTTGCCACGCAAGTATTTCCTTTTCCGTAACTCTTCGGACATGGAATATGTAAGTCGTGTCGTTCTTTGTTGGCGCATTCGTAATCTCATTCGATTCAATAACTGTGCCTGTACGATACGGATAGGGGTCTGCACTTAGAATCACCACACCCACTACAAACTCCCCCAACAGTCATGTTCTAAGATATAGCCTTTTAACTTGCCGAATTGACCGTCGCTTAATCCCCACGCCTTCTTTACAGAAGATGGCATTATGTCGTAACCACCATAAGTCCACACAATACCTTTATCGGTAATCTGTGCATGAAGTCCATCCTCCATCATAGCCGCTACAAGATTAGGCCATTCGTGTTTGTAAATCGGCCTTTTGAATAATACTTTACTCGTATTACTACGCCACACCTTACTCATACATCATCCACCACTTTCCATATAGTGCCGCACACACCGCAACCGTATTTCTTTTCATCTGTGCGATAATGTAATTCTCTTATACAACAGTCTTTTATTTCATTGTCAAACTCCGAGTAATTCATTCAACCACCTCAAAATCAACATCTTGGATATGGCTTGGTGGTTTCAATGCCGCTAATTGTAACTCGACTGTATCTAACAAGTGTGGCTGGTCACGGAGAGTATTAACTAAAACACCCATAACATTATCCATTTGTGCTTGTGCTAAAAGTAACTGCGAATCGACACCGATTTCCTTCTTGAGTTGTCCTACAAGACGGAGAGAAGTATTTGCTTGTGCTACTAACTTAGCCGCATCTGCAACCCATTCGGAAGTGATACCTTCGCCTTCATCTTTTTGTTGCTCTAACTCATCAATCCAACCTAGCAATCGCCCAACGATGTCTTGTGCCGCATCAAGTGTATTGATGGACTCGCTACGCATCTTTTCCATGTGTTGCGCTTCGGCAGGGTCATAATCAATGTGGGATTCGATATGAGTCATTACAGTACCAACCGGCCACGAATACTTTTCCTCTAAAAATGAAGGTGTGATTTCACTATTCATTACACCAATCTCAATCTCTCTCCGATTAGACATTCCACAAATAGGACAATCGGGGGTTTCTAACACCCATAAAAGTAACTCCATCTCCAAAGCACTGTTAGTCTTGGAGAGCCTGTCACGGATTTCATCTTCGGATTTCATTGAACCATCTCCCTATACTTTCTTGACAATTTTGGAATTATCTTCCTTTGAGCAAATGTAGCATTATCAGTTTGTTGAGGATAGACGCACAAGTATGCGTGAAGTGGGACACCATATACCGTGAACCAACCGTAACGATTGCTTTCATCGTAACCCTGTTCCATGATAGTTAGATGTCCGTACTTTTCCCGCAAAACTGCTACTTCGGGAGAATACTCATGGGTAGCGGCTACTTGCACATACCACTTGATAGGGCTTGGGTCTTTTTCGTTATGGTGAAACCATAGATTATCTTCAGTTATTTCTATCATTGTTCTATTTCCCCCTTACCCCATTTCTGCGCTACTTGTCTTGGGTCAGTCAATGGGCCGATACGACACATGACACCCTTGCGACCACGACGACCATCAGCCTTCGGAGTGTATTCTGCAAACCAAGGCTGTTGAGTTAGACTTTCATCAATCCATCGTTTAGCGGCAACATAATCACCTTTAGTAATGATGCGACTTATTTCTTTCAGTAAAGTTGACTTCTTGATGTCCTGCATCCAAAACGCATCCTTAATCATGCGAACATCTGAATCCATTACAGACCTTCTCATCATCAATGACGATTCAAGAAGTCCGAGTAGTGGGTCGTCCAATTCTATTCTTAGGACTTCTCCACCTACCCACTTATCCTTGAGCATAGCGTACCCGATAGCCAAACGCCTAAACAAATCAGACTCGTAAGAACGAATATCATCCCTGTCAAGCCACGCACCTAATTCATCCGTAAAAATAACTCCCGACGGAGGATTAAGAATAGCATCGAGCATTCTTGTGTTAAACCAATTGCGAATGTAAATTGCTTCATCAGCGAGAGCAAGTCTGTCGCCTCTTGTCATGTTGGATTGTAAGTGTTGTGCCTTCTTGAACAGTGCCTCCTTTTCCGGTGACATTTCTATGTCGATGATGAAGAACCTTCGGTCAAGACCGGACTCCATTTCCAATCGCGCCGGTTGTGTTCCACCCCACAAAGTATAACGGGTATTGTAATTCACCCAACCATTACGCATCATCTTCTGCACTCTTCCATTATCGAGAGAAGTAAGTAATTGATTTTTCATGTCGATACTGTGGTCTTTTTTGTTAGCATCAGTTAGGCTGGATGATTCTTCAAATCCTAAGAAACCGCCGCACATTTCTCTAGCCAATGGACGACCAACGATTTCACCTTCTTCATCAACCGAACCGAACATACCGGCTTCTGTGACCGAGTTTGGCCCCATCATGGTTCGGAAACCTACCGAATCAAAAAATGCACCGTCGGTATAGAGAAGTCCCGTACCTTCATTGAGGAACATATTAATCAACATACTTTTACCGGAACCTTTTGCACCACGCATCAGTATGTGGATTCTTGTATCACCCACTTGGGACATTGGAGTATAAATTGGCGGATTGTGATGTCGCAACGGACAATTGGCGATATTGAAATCATTGTTCTGTGGATGAGCAGGGTCGAAATCGCAACGACTACATTTGTTGATTGCGTTAAAAATATGTGCGCCAATGCTACAAGCAAACAATGGGACTTTATCTTCAACATCGACATAATGATTGTCTTTGGTAAACCGAATTAGTTTTGTGATAATTTCATTCAAGCCCAATCTCCCCCTTCGTCATCAAACAAGTCAAATGTGTCACCCAATTGTTCGACTCTCTCTCGCACCGATAGTAAGACCTGTGTAATACGCTCTTTATGAACATTGTGATACGGTAGCCCAAGAGCGACCAAATACTCTTCTAATAACCCGTAAGCATCTTGGTCTATGTATTGTCCTTCGTCTTGGATAGCACAAATGACACAAGCCCTTCCTCCCATCATATGCCATGTCGAAGGGATGAACCACGCTGGTAGTGTAGTAAGTAAATCGACTTCCGGCCTGATGTCGTTGTATAGGTCATACACCATCAAATCACTATCTTGGTCTGCCGAAGAAGTATTCATCGAAGTTATGAAATTGATTTGTTTACAACCACTTTGTTTTAGCCACAAAAGTAAGTCCATCAACATTGGGTATGTCTTTCTCCAAAGGTCGGGGTTTGCATCCGGCATCATCTTGACCGATGGGAAAGAAGATAGATTTAAGAAACAAGTATTGCTCGATACTTGCGTGATACCCCACGATGATTTCACCATGTTAGGCATACGGTTGAATGGCTCGACGGACATATTCGGTGACATTATTTCCGCTATCGTATTTTTACCACCACAAACTGCTGATGAGGCTATGTATGGGATGAAACCATATTCGCCCTGTAAATAGATGTAACATATTTTAGGGCTAAATCTATTCTTGTCGCCTTTCCAAAAAATGTCAAGAGATTCAAACCGTTCATGCGACATTCTGCTCACCCCAATTTTTCACGGCTTCTCTAACGAATGCTGGCATCTTAGATAATTTCCTAAGTGGGTGACAACCTTCTGTGATGTAAGGTTTGATTAGAGCCTCTATTGGTTTAGAATCCCAAACCGTAACCCTAACTGTGTTTTTGTTACCCATGACATAGGTTCGCTCAATGGTTTCTTCGCCTACGGGAATGAAGCATCCCGACCTTCTCAAGATTTGAGAAAATGCTGAAGCGGTGTAAACTCCGTACTTTAGATAGGAGTCGCAATACTTTGTGTAAATATCAACCGACCTCATCGCCCCTTCATCGTTGAGCATATTCCATACTCTCGCTATCATCATACCACGGTTCATCGGTTCGCCCATGTTACTATCTTACACGATATAGGATATAAGCATAATGTTTCAATAATTAGGTATCTTACTGAAAGAATTAAATCGAGATACTGCGAGCAAGTTAGATTAATTCTTGAATTGTTTCATAGGCATGTAAGAAAAAGAAGTAATAATAAGATAAGTAAGTAATAGAACAATCCCTCCCCCCCTCTATGAATTAATTCAAGAATTGTAAAAAACCGATGGACTGAAAGCCGAATAATTCTTTCAGTAGCAGGGTGAAAAATATAATTAATTAGCGTAGTTTATCCGCCAAAGTGAATACATCGGACAAGATGTGAAGCGTTTGTGTTCTAAGAAGTCCATTTCATACCACTTCATACCTGCGTCAAGTGGTCGCATAATCGGAAACTCGTAATTTATTTTTAGGATAGAATCAAGCATGATGATACGCTCTTTGATTTCTTTTTGGATTTTTGTAATTTGGTCTGCTGAGAATCGAGAAGCAACCTTCGGTCTGAAATTACAACCTGCGTTTTCTATTATGGAAAAGATAAGGTGTTCCCCACCGATTTCATCAGTGACTACTACTTTGTAATTCTGTGCTGAATCCAACGGAATAAACAATGCTGGAATTGTTTTCATGTTTGTTTTAGTGGTAATAGTAAATGGCATACAGTATGACGATTTGAATTGATTTTCAAGCAATATCAAATTAGGCGTTATATCCACTTCTGACGAAGCCGAAGAAGCCGACATGATGAAAGTTACATCTGCATCGTTTGGTGGCCTACAAGATACCTTAGAACGGCCAAATGGGTCATATCGTTCACCCTGTCTGACTTGCAATCTCAAGTCCTCCCAAGCATCGGGGTCTTGTAACAAATCTTCTAAGATTACTTTACCCTGTATTGCATCTTTTAGGTCTGCATTTACCGGATTTCGGGGAAGAGGGTTATTTGGAAATAGAGCATCGAGTAAAGACCAAAGGTTTCTTTTTCCGTAAAGATACAAAGTATCTGATGGGCTGGAAAAAACGATGTATGGCTCAAAGACTTTGTTCTTGCCTTTCTTAGTGTAAGGGTAGTATGCGTCGATAGACAAGTCCTTGGTCTTTACGAAAACCCAAGAACCCAATCGCATTCATTTACCCCATTTTGGAAGCGACCCAATCTTTGAAGTCATCTTCACTTTCAAGGTAATATACATCTGCCGTATAACTATCACCACTAACACTTCTTATTTTAGTGGTTAAAGAACCGATACCTTTGGTAATGCTACATATCTGCGCGATTCTATTGTGCGAACCTGCAAGATTCGGTGACATACCGGATTCGACTACCATTCGATACAATGCTTGCGCTGATGGTAACTCTCCGTCGTGCGACTTTAGAATCTGCACTAATCTCTTTCTCAATCTGATGTGACTAATTTTTGCTCTTCCCATTTTCTTTTCCCCCAACTATAAACCTAAGATGATAATTACAATGACAACACATGAGTTTCAAGTGGCCTCCTTCATGCCTTACGGCAAAGCGACTAGCATCACACTTCGGACATACAATATCTATTCTCATACCTTTATCACCCTGTCGGTGTTGTATTATCGTTCCCACGATTTTTTCTTACAAGCGCGACAACGCCCTGCATTCTTTCCTCTTTCGGGCATTCCACAATCGCCACAAATCAAATCCCCACACACTTTGCAAGTTTTTGCATGTCTGATTGATTGACCAAACAGAATTGTTTTTTCGGGATTTCTAAAATCGCTTGTAACAGACAACACTCCCATATCAGTTGTATGTCCTTTAGCGTATGCTTCACAAGCATGAGTCCAAGATGTACCACACTGTTGACATGCAAACGGTCTTGTTACTACTTTGCTATCTCCTGTGATTCTATACCAATTACTATTATCGGTAAACTTAATCAAACCTTTGCGTATGTTATCTATCTGTGAGTTAGGAATACTAACTGCCTCTCGACTATCATAGGACAATTTGAACGGAGTCCCTAGACCTGCATACCACAACACATTACCTGTTATGTAGTCTATGTTATACAAGTATGTTCTATCGGCTGGCCTCATCCCTACATCTCCTTTGTGCTTCGTAGTATTCTTCCATGCTACTGTAACCAAGAGGCGCGCCTCTTGGCATACCTGCATTGTGTGGTAGTGGGTCGGGATTGCGTGAAAGCACCCCATCCAAACTTTCTTTTTTGGGTAATTTATGATTCATAGGTGTTCACCTTTCATTCGTGCCGGTAATACTTTTTCCTTATTACAACCATCACAACAGTAACCGCCTTGACTAAGCATATGTCCGCGACCTTTGAAAGTGCATTTACAAAACTTGCATGTGAAATAATAGTAGGTCATTCTTCTTCACACTCACAATCAAAACAGTGCCAACAACCGACACATTCCCCTCTTTCACAATACTCTTCAGAATCTTTTTGTATCATTTCGTCGCAATTATAACATTCTCCCACTGATTCATCGTGAACATCGTTGATATACACAACATTGTCCTCGACATACAATTCCGGTTCATGTTTGAAAACCATACCAAGACTTTTCAATCCGTCAATGTTTTTGACATCACATATTTTTACGGGCATAATACAGAAGATACCCGCATCGACACAAAACTCCGCATCGTTTCCGTTCAATGGTGTTTTTTCGGCATCCTTGCCTCTAAAGTCAAAGTGCCACGAACCGTCACCACCGTTAGACCAAACCTCAAGTCTTTCGCCTTCCCATTCAATGATAGAATCCATGTGACCGTTATTTTTCGCATTGGCTTTTGCTTCATCAGCCCAAAGTTTCTGACAAAACAAATCCCACTTTTCATCAGCGACAACATAACATGGGTCGCCAAGATACCATAGTGTGCTAACTTTACTCTCAGCCGCTTTGTTATCAATCGCCAAGTCAAAGCACTTCATTACTTGACCCATAAAACTAATTTCTGAACCTATGTTCATTGTGCATCATCCTCCAAAGTATATTCCTTAGCAAAGAATCGTGCATGGTCTTTGATTGCCTCAACAAACTCACTCTCAAATCCTTTTGAAACTTTAACGATAATATAACCATTACCCCAATCGGTTTGACCGCTTGGGCATCCTATTGAAACTTGTATTTTTGTCATTTCCTTAGTCATTTCTCATCCCCCATATTGAATACTAAACCGTCACCTTCACTGAGTCTGTTAATCTTGTTTAGTTTTTCCATTAATTCATCGGTAGCCTTCATATCTCTAAGTTTTTGACCTACAAGTGTGTTTAGAACATCTAAGAATATATGATATGCTGGAAACGCTTCAAAGTCTAATACGACATCTCCGCCCTCTAACTCATCGTTTATGTTTTCCAAAATTGTTCTAAAACCCTCTCTTGCTTCTTCTGCTCTTTCGCTCATTAGTTTTCCCCCTTTTTCATAAATTGAATGTGTGCAAATGCTTCATTACCTAACCTATCCCATTCTTCTGATGTCAAGGTATCGTTGCGGCGAAAGTGTTCATCAATCTCCATAGTAAGTGATTGGTATGCTCTCAACAAATTAGTCTTTGTAGGTTTCTTTTTCCGTAAATCTTCGCTCATAAATCTTCACCTACTTCTCCGCATCCCGGACAACGGTTATTCTGCATAGCCGACCATGCGCTTGAATCTTCATACTCCCATAGACCGTCTTTCCATCCACCTCTTTCAAAGGTGACGACACGACAACTACCATTCGGGCAATTCATCTTATCTGACTTCTCTCTCTCCGCCATATCTAACCCTACCTTCGATAGTATATAAATGCTGGTAATCACAACCAAACCGTGTTTTCTCCTTCAATCGACTTGAATATGTGAACGATAACATCAACAGTCCATCCGTTACCAATACCTTTCTCTCTATTGTATTTACCCATGATTTCTGTATAACCATCGGGGAGAGTTTGTAGTCTTTCTCTTTCTAGCGGAGTCCAATGTCGCCAACTATTTTTATGAGTATTGTAAGCGTCATGGTATTGACCGTGTGGTAATTTGCTGACTACTGAATCTTTGGTTACAGTCGTTAGGCAACCTGCCTTCTTTCCTTTCCTAACTGATAGATACTGAACGCGTGGTATTGATTCGTCATGGTCTTTTCTGTAACCATCTTCGTCTAACCTGCGACCAATAATTGATGCTGGATATTTGTATTCTTTATCTTCTAAAATATCCTCTATGTTCACTATTAGTTTTCTCGGAGAACAAAATGGAATGTTAGACCAATAATACCTTTTCCGTAATTGTGCTGATACATCAGCCGACTGAATCATAACGGGTTGCGTTCCTAAGATTTCTGAAATCGCATCGCGTATATCATCATCCATAATCACATTTTCATAAAGCCAATACTTAGGTTTGTAATGTTTTAGAATATCTGCAAAAGTAAAGAATAGTTTACTTCTTGGGTCGTCAAAGTTTAATCGTTTACCAACCACACTGAAACCTTGGCATGGACTACCGCCCATAACCAAATCGACATTCTCAAGATTCCAAGACTCCCAATCCTCAACATCTCCTAACTGAATAGTTTTAGGATAATTATGTTGAGTTACTTCTATCGCTGATTTATCTATCTCGGAGGCATAGTAGTTTTCGTATTCTATACCGGATTTTTCCAATGCGACTTGACCGCACGAAATACCATCGAAACAAGATAATACATTTATCATTATGATAGCCTCGATACAATTAGCCCTATAAGTTGTGCTTTCTGTGATTGATTGAGTTGCCAAGATTTTTCAACGATTTCATTTAGGGTTAAACTACCTATGCCGTCAAACTTCTTTGCTACGGTTTTCTGTGTCCGTTGTTTCTTAGCGATTTCATCAGCGACAATATACTTCGGGTCGCAATCTTCGACATCACCGTATTCGATGTGGCCTAAGTACCAACCTGTATCATCTTTACTTTTAGGGACAAAGAATATCTGTCCGATAACCAAGTGTTTGAATGCCTTGACATTTCCAAAGGTTGAAGTGGCATTCATATTGCCGAATATCTTTACACTTACTTTTTTGTTATCTCTAGTGCGACCTAAATACTGCATTTTTGTTTTTTCCAAATCTTCCACATTTTCTTCTGACATTAGTTTTCCCCCAACATTAACTTTAGATTTTCTTTTATTAACATCATCGTGCCGGTTTCTCTATCGCCTCCGGCCTCAATCGCCTCAAGACAATTCCTTGCTATCTCTATCATTTCTTTTTTCTTCATTAGTTTTCCCCCAATTCTTTTTCTATTCTTTCCCGATGCTCTTTCATGCAATCGCAAGTAGCGTAGTGCATCACATCAATGGTTGCATTTCGCTTCGCTCTTTCAAGGTTAAAGCAATCTCTCCACTCATCTTCAGTGCAAGGGACATGGCCTTTGGGAACATCGTAGTTTGAATCAATTTCACGCGCTATGTCTGCAAGCATATTCCAAGCGATAGTTTCCATACCTTCTTTTGTGATAGGAATACTTTTCTCCATAAAATACATTCCGTGATGTTTCCATTGAATATGATTACAATTTGAATCGTGAATCATCAAACCCGAACCTGCATGAGAATTACGATAACTTCTATCATCTTCAACAAAACACATTGTAGGTTCCGGTACGGGTGTAGGTTCCGGCTCGCATGTAGGACATCGAAGTGGTATTCTCTTCAAGTTGTCCTTAGTGCCTTCGACCATGTAGTGTGTAAATTGACCGTCATTACATACGCATCGGGTCATTTCTCGACCTTCTATTTTTCCGTTAAAAATACCCGCATAATCATAATATCTGATATGCCAAACTCCACGCTTCGGTAGCCATTGGAAATTGATTGACTCAAATTGCCAATCCCAATAATCACAATGCCCTGCCTCTTCGTTAAATATCTCTTCTGACAACCAATTCTTCATATCAGTAACCCTCCATGATTTCATCAATTACTTTTATGGCTTTTTTATGTGCATCATGCAGACTCGATTCAAAACCGTCGTCTGTAATATCCACTGAAACATAAAACTCTCCATCCATGTCTTTTTCGTAAAAAGTAACTTTCAAACAATTGTCACCTTCAACGCTTGAATCTATCGCGATTTCATAACCGACATCTTTGTGAATGCCTTCCCATCTATCCCATAGATTATTTTTAATATCATCGTAACTCATTGTTTACCCCTCCATATCTTCAAAGGACTATCGCCACTTAGAATAGGTATCACCCACGACGGAGGACACCAAGAACCATCTTTTACTGATTCGGGATTTAGCAATTGAAACATCGTCATAGCACCTGTCAAGAAATTGACTTCGGCTTCGCCACCACAACCTACTACCTTATCTCTCTCACTTAGTTTTTGCATAATTCTATCCATTAATTCTTTATCCATCATTCAGTCCTCCTTGGTACATTTTTTCCATTTTGTATTTTTTGTAATTCAGCCTTAGCCCATGCTCGGTCTTTGGCATTTGTCGAGTTTTTAGAAACTACTTTTAGCATATAAGTATAACCTGCTTTGGTTGGTGTTAAATCAACTGCCATCAGAAACCACCACCAAATCTTTTGAAATACCCGTAGGGTCTGCTACGACATGGAAATCTTCTATATCCATATCCCGCATTTGTTCTTCGCTAAAAATAAACCACTTGGCCCAACCCCATTCCGGTTTTTTGCATGGTACTAGCCAATAATAATTTCTATCACTCATCATTCTCACCCATTAATTCTTCAAGTTTCTTTTCCATTAAAACTATTGGAGTATCAAACTCGACATAGTAAATATCATCCGGTATTACTCCGCATCTATTCTTTAGTTTAAGCAAAGCCATTGATGCTAATTCTAATGCACCTTTGGCTATGTCATATTGGTCTTGTGCTTCGTCACTCATTGTTTTCCCTCTCAGTAATATGTCCTCTTCTCGGTAGTATATAAATGTTGGTATCGTCATTTTTTGTGACTATTTTTTCCTCAATCCAACCCCTTGTCGTGTCGCCCCTCTTATTTCCACATTTCTCACAACGATGGCGATTCATGCCTAAGTCAGTTGTTTTTGGACAAATGTTTCCACAATCTCCACACTTCCAATTTTTATCATCAATATCCAGGAATCTTCCCGTCCCTTGATAGTTTCCCCATTCCATCATGAAATCACCTGCGTTGTTTTATGGACAATGTAAAAACACTTTCTGCATCCTGTAAGAGTAGGATATTTTTGTCTTGCTGATTTGTAAACGGGAAAATGGTTTTCCGGCTTGCATCCATCTTTGCATCGTGCCATTTAGTCATCACCTTCCCACACGGAAAGCGTGTCTATTGTGAATCCGGCTTCTTTTATCAAATCGCGAATATACTCTATATCTCCCGGTAATTTAAGATTACTAATTGTTATTGTTACTATTGGTTTGTTCATTGTTTCACCTTCTTTTTTTTCTTCACCATATTTTCTTGCGAAGTTTTTGTATTCCAAACATCTCTAAATCTGAAATACGGAATAACCTTTCTTTTAGGAGTAATGTTTCTCTCTCTATCAGCCGTGAATGCGTTGCTCAAAATCTCGCCCCCGTAACATCAAAGTGTTCACAATCTAAACACTGAAGAGTTGTTGAAGAATGATAACCACCATCTGCAAAGTTTACATCTCCGCTTAAAATAGTATTTGTTGATTTACATTCACGACATGGCCGACCTTTTCTAGCAAGTATTTTTTTCTCAAAAGCAAGGTTCTGCAATCTTTTGAACCGCCACCGTAGCAAGTTTTTGTTACGGGATTCTCTATTTGCTTTTTCCCATTGCATTTTAATTCTGATAATCATGCTATCATAACCACCATCTTCTCTCTTGAAAAATGGTCGTAACTCTTCATCGGGTATTTCATATTCATGCCAATGAATCGCGTAATCAAAAGTTGAGTAACGGAACCCATTACCCCATTTTACTTTTGTCACAATTTTATCTTCAATCAATCTCTCTAATTCTGCATCACTCCAATTAACTTTGAATATGTGCAAATCATCTATGTTTACTTTTCTGCTAATTTTAATCACCTCTTTTACCTGCATATGGTAAATCTATTTTTTTGATAGACCACACATGATGCTTACCTGCTAATTTTAGCCAAGCCTCATCTATGTAGCCCCACTCCCAACCGTAGGTGTGTTGCAAGAATCCGAAAGAGCGTGGGTCACGCGAGCCGACCTTTGGTTTTTCTGTGACAAACCAATACTCCCCTCTCATTGATTCAAAACCATTCAAAACCTCGATAGGTTTATCGTGAGTCGGTAAATCAGAATCCACAAATAGTTTTCCGTCAATAGTAACTAATTTTCCGAATTGCATTTTCTGTCCTCCTTGATGTCGGTAATCGTAAATACGAAATTACCGAAGTTTTTCTTTGGTTTGTTTTCTGTGTTGTTTTTTGCTGTTGTATTTTTCTTGCTCATTGGCTTCGCCCTCCGGCTCTAATATGAAATATGATTAGGGGTATATAAATGTTGTGGTTTTGGGGTTTCGCGACTATTTTCAGTTTTCTCCCCTCCTTGCAAACTTTACTTCTCTCGGAAAACTATCCTGGTTTCCTGGCTTGCCCTTTCTATCTGTGGGTTTTATTTTTACGATTATTTTTCTCATAGTATTTTCAACCCCGAAATAGTTTTTGACATTCCGTAAATCCCCGTAGTGTATTGTTTTCCGAAACCTAAATGACTAATCAAATATCTTTGGGATTTACCATTTACTTTTACGGTTATAATTAAGTCGCCGTATTTTCTTCTGTATGTTCTGTTATCTCTAATCGGCATTTTTCTCATCTCCTATGTAAGTCCAAATGTTACCTAGTTTATTGGTTAATCTAACATATGTGAATCGCGAATGCTTTTTCAAAACAATATCCATTTTCATTGAATGTTGTGGATATGATTTTCTTGGCCCATCACGCGTAGGAGTTTCTTTGATTTTGTGCATGGCTTGGGTAGCCGTGAACGAAGATAGGTCTAAGTTACTTTCAAGGATAATCTTTATCCAACCTGTTTCCAACCTGTTTAGTTTTTTACTCAACACCAATCACCACCAAAGGCAAGATACCTTCACCATTTACTTTTACGGTTGAAACTAAGTCGTTGATAATATGGTCGTCTGTGTGAATCCAAGTTTTGAATCCCTGCATGTCTAGCATCATACTGAATGAGAAAGACTTTACGAAAGCGTTTTCTAAACTCATTCAGCGCACCTCTAAGTATTCAGCGCGGATTTTATCGAAGTATTGATTGTGGATTAATGTAAGGTAACTATGTTCACTACCGCCATTCAAATATCCACGCAATCTAACTAACTTCAAGATATTTTTAACGGATTTTATCTGAACCGTAGTCCCGAAGTTTTCCGCTAAAAGTAACACATTTTCCGTGTGCGCGTTTCGTTCTTCATTTTCTGCATACTTTTTTGCTAATTCTATTTTTTGTTCATTCAGCATTTTCTTCCCTCCTTTTTCTGTGGGAATCTAATAATTGGGTTAATCTTTTTGAATAGGTTCTGTTGCTCTCCGAAGCCTTCTTTTCATAGTGGCATTTACATTTTTCGGAATTATGCCGATAACTAATTTTTCCGCATCGACCACATTTGAAGTTTCCATAATAACCTACCATCTTACATTTCCCCCAAAGGTATTTTTCTGAAATCTCCAAGACCAGGATTTTCGGAGTTGTCATGTGTGAACCTAAATACAATGTCGGTAAAAGTAACTTGGTGTTTGACATATCTGCCGCATTCAGTTTCGACAACTGCCGCGATACACATTACGCCCCCATCCATTACTTTTCTCTTAACAGTAAGTAGGAAATCATCAAGGCTCATTTTCTTTGCCATAGTTTTCACTCCGGTACAACCTCAATCCATATGTCGTTTTTAATCCAACAGTACGCGCAGTAAAACGCATCCTTTGGTTTCGCATTCAATCTATCGGCTTCCTGTTCAGAACGAAGGTAATTATTACCCTCGCCTATCTTCCGCCAATTCCAAGTGCCACAGCACTCACAAGTTATTATTTCTGTCATAGTTTTTATCCTCCTATTTTCGGCGGCTCTTACCCCGCCATATATATCCATAGTCTAGGGGGTATATAATACTTCCGGTTTAGGCATTTCGCGACTATTTTTTATTTAGACCTGGAATTATTTTTTCGGTAAAACAAAATCCTGGTCTTTTTCTTTCTGATATTTTTTACGACTTATTTTTTCGGTAAAAAAAACCTGGTCTTAGATTTCCTGGATATCTTTTTATGATTTACTTTTCCGGTAAAAGGTTCCTGGATTCAAAATAAAAAAAACCCCACCGACTCGATTGAGCCGATGGGGTTGTGAAAATGAGGCGCAAGGTTTGTGTCGAGGGTGCCGCGCTCTCCCCGTCTGAAATCATCAGAATTATTTTTTGCCCGTAGGCGGAGTCACCAAGGTGACTACTTATTTTTTAGGTTAAATAAACTCCCGAAGGAGAGCCAACATCGGGGGCGAACCCCCGATGGTGGCAAACTATCCATAATGGATTTCCTAACTTAATAGTCTGTAACTACTTTTTCAAGCCACTTGAGCCACTTCAAGGATTAGGTCGAATGCCTTAGCCTTTGAGCGAGCCGCAGTACCGAACATAGCCGAGTCCACGCGAGAATCCATAACTTCACCAGCACTGTTGAGAATACTTCTATGGTCAAAGTATTCCGTGATGGTGTTGTAGGTTCCCCAAGCGGTGTCCGCGATTTTGCTGTTGTTTGGGGATTTCTCCAATTCAAACATAGCGTTCATCTTGTTCATGCCGCGAGTGGTTATGCCAAGCCGGTTGTTCTTGTCTTGTAGTTTTTCCTTTGAAGTAAGTCCGAGGACTTCTGCATAGATGTCCTCTCGTTGCTTCAAATCTAAAGACACTTCTAGGAGTTGTTCAGCACTCTCAGCGAAGTTCGCGTTGAGTGTGTTCACGATTCCAATAGCACTAATAGCCGCACTGATTCGCTCATCCATTTTTGATGAATGGCGGATTGTTAAGGCTTTCATGTCAATACCTGCCGCACGAATCTGTGATGCCGCGTGAGCATATTGATTCGTACAAGCGAAGCGAACATTCGCCGGAGTGAAGGTCAATGCCCCGTTTCCGTCGTTGTGGTTCGCTAGATACACATATTGGTCAACCGAGTCAAACCCGCCAATCTTGAAACTCTCGGTGTCTAGTGCAATTGAAGTCCAAACTGTTTGTCCCCCGTTGCGTACCCCGATTCTGTCATAGTTGCCGTAGCCCGATTCGATAAGTGAATCCATTACACCAATCATCTCAGCATTTTGAACCGGCTGATATTTGCCGGTTACTGCGCCGAAAGTTTGGTTCGACTCCATGTTGTAAACCCTGTGCGTTGGAATGTTACTTCCAACTAGGGCGTTCCCCATGTTGTCGTGTAATGGTGAAACCCCGATTTGATAGTCAAGATTGTGGTTTTTCAAAATCTCTTCTGCCGTGGTTCCCCTTACCTGTTGTCCGTTCCTTGTGTATGCTATTGGTATTCCTTTAAGTGTTCTTTTCTCTCTTCTAAAATTACCTGTCGTACTTCTCCCTCCTGTATGGTGGTCGTTGTTAAGGTAAACTTACAAGTTGGGTTTCGCCTATTAGTATGCCACCTGTCCCAAAGTAGGTATCTCTATTTGGTGGCAACCTTTTCGGGAATGTTTCCATTCCAGCAATCTTCGGCTGAATCCGCAACTCAGTTACTTTTCCAACAATAATAACACATATCTCATAGTATATAAGGTTGCCGGTTTTGCCATTTCGCGACTATTTTCCTGGTCTTAATTATTTTCATGGTTTTTCTGTATAATAGATACGCACACACACGCGAGGGGATTTCCAGGAAATCTTATTTTCAAGGTCAAAGTATTTCAAACCCGATAGAGTTTTGAAACCGGCTAGGTCTTTATCAGTTAAGACCAGGATTTATTTTTACCTGTAAAATACGGTTTGTGACTATTTTTATCGTGAGAGATTCAGTGCGACTATTATAATCTTTACTTTTTTCGTGAAAGTAGTAGTAGTCAGATATCCAGGAAAAAACTTAGCCACTGTTCATTTGCGACTATTTTTTAGTCACAACTTTTCATGTGACTATTTTTTCGGTAAAAATATGATTTGCGACTATTTTTCAAACCAGGTTTTTGTCGCGCCTATTTTTTTGAATCCAGGAAACGCGCCTATTTTTCGGATTGCAAAATCTCCGCGCCTATTTTTTTTCAGAAATAGTCGCGCTTTCCAGGAAAAATGGTCGCGACCACTAAAATAGTCGCAAAAACTCATCATATATAAGGTTTTCTGCGAATAGTCGCGCCTATTAAATAGGCTCGCAGTTGCCTTAATAGTCGCGCTAAAAAATCGCGACGCCGCGAATCCACAGTAAACAAACTCAAGTTAATTAGCGCGACTATTCGATGCACTGAAAGCCCAAAAAGTAGTCGCGACTATTCGACCAAAATTGACCAAAAAATCGCGTAATCGCGTAGTCGCGACTATTTCTCATAGTCGCAGTAAGCGTAATAGTCGCGCTAAAACTACTTCGCGCTCCGAGTGTAGCCTAAAGGGGGGGTGTTTGACCACTTTAGAATTACCGCGACTATTCGATGCACCAGGCCAGGAAAAAATAGTCGCGACTATTGGCAAGGTATTATATATGAATACACAATCCGATAATTAACCTGCCGCGCATGTAAATATGCGCGCATAAAAATAATGGTCGCGACCATTATTGGCTACTAATCAGCGAGAAAAAGTCGCGACTATAACATAAGCCCGGATTCCTGGAAAAATAGTTGCGAAACCTGGTGTACCGATGTTATTATAAGGGGTAAAGTATTCGTTACGAACATGGAGAGTAATGATACCCATGAGCCATTCGTGTGTGACGAATGCGGATGCCAAAGACCAAGAGCGAAAGGAACCAATTGGTGCGTTGATTGTGAGTCAGAATACCAAGCAGGGCTACAACAGTGGCGATGGCCGTCAGATGACGACTATGAGCCTGTTATGGATAGGTGAAAAAAATGGATAATAAAAAAGCGGAAAAAGTAATGGAAATGGTAACACAAAATATCAATAATGAATCGTTTGTAAATTGGTTGTATGACTTATTAGAATTAGATACAATTTAATTTTAGGATAAATGTAATTCTTGGAAACTTGGAAAACCAGGTTTCCAGGAATTGCAACTATTTTCGGTAACTGCGACTATTATTTTCTCTTTTTTTCTAGGTAACTCTCGCGACTATTTTTTCTCTTTCGCGCTTATTTTTCTTTGCGCCTATTTTTCCTGGATGCGCCTATTTTTTTAATAGTCACAAAAAAATAGTCGCGACTATTTTCAAAATCCTGGTTCCCGGAATTAATAATAATTCCTGGAAAGTTATTAATTCCGAATTAATAAAAAATCCTGGAAAATTAATAATCACTACTGAACCTTTGGTTGTATAGTGAGCAAATCCTAGTCAGAAAAATGACCCTTGGCTCAGTCGAAAATTGTTGAAAATGGTCGCAAAATGATGAAAATAGTCGCAGACTATATATGGTGATGGCTTGTCACAGCCTCCACAGGAGGCGTAAAAATGGACACAGAAATGAACCATGCTAACAATGAGAACGACGATACGACCAACCCGCTTGATGAGGTTAAAGCAACAATGACAGTACTGAAAATGACCGCCAAAATAGTCGGCGGTAATGTAGTCAAGACCCTCAAAGATGAGGACTTCAAGGCTTCAGAATGTTTCACTAATGCAGACCTTAACAGGATTGCAAAAACAGTCGACCTGCCTAACATTATGGCAAACGGTCAATACTTACAGAACCACTTAGGAAAGCACCTAGTTGTCACCTATGACAACGGTTCAAAGTTCCCGGTCATGATTGAGCAAATAATGTTCATGGCAACAACTAACAGAATGCTAACCAAGGCAGTACAGGTTTGCATTGAAGCACATCAAGCACAGGACAGATATTCAGACCTAATTAGTGGTCGTGGTGGCTACCCTATCAAACTCAGTGAGTTGGAAGTCACAGGTCAAGATTTACTTAGAGCATTCAATGTGACAGATGCTTCAACAGTTGAATATATTGAAATTAATCCTAGTGATTATGAGATGTCCCAATTTTACGGTGACGAGATAGTTAATTCAACAACTTACAGACACATATTGAAAGTTAAGCAATATGGCACTGAAGAAGGTTATTCGCACCTTTGTGTCAATGCTCATTCAATCCACAGCATTAGACTTCGTGCATCCTCTTACAGATGTTCCAAGAAGATGGGCGGTTGTGGTCGTGGCAACCTTGGAATCAAAATGGTCAGTGCGGCGAATGGTTGCCCTCATTGTGGCAACCACAGAACACAGTTAACCAAGCAAGGTGTATGCTTTGACCTGCCTCAAGTTGTTGACGGAAAACTCAGTGCTAGTATGTCCGGTGATGTCAAGTTTACAAGAGTCAAGATTGAGAGTCAAAAACTAGCAAACAAGATGCTTGCGGCCAAGAAGAGAGGCTATGATGCGGTTTCAATGGTTCAAGAATTGCTTGCATCCAGCAGACTGAAAGCCTACACCCGCAAAATGTCAGACAATAAAGACGGATGGTATCGAGTAGCATTGAAGCCGGTTGTATTCGATTTCAATGGTACTCCTTACCTTGGTCTAGCGGTTGACATGTCCCGCCTAGTAGGGGGTGACAGCCCGCAGTAATGCGAATAGAATAAAGAATTGGGGGGGAGGCTTCGGCCTCCCTCCCTTTTTTTTATTTTGAAATCGCGTTCAGACCCAAACCCCACAGATAGAAATAGCGAAATTAAGCCCGTAGGGGGGTCCTGGAGGCCATCAAATATAAATTAGGTCAATAGGTAGCACCGCAGAAAATGAAGGCCACCAGGGTGCGTTTATGAGCGATTTTAGGATTTTAGGTAGCATTTTGACTACAAAAATCTATACCCCGCCAGGAATCACACTGCTTAGTACCAAAAAAAATTCGCGACAAAAAATCTCAAAAAGAGGTTTATAAACGCCTACGAGATACAACCCTACCGCCCAAACCAGAATACCTGCCAGCGCGTGTCTTGCCGCTACTTCCACCCTGCCATTCACCACGGTTCATAGACCCCATGACAACGGGAACATCATTGATATTTGATGAGAATTGGTCGATTGCATGAGCAAGTGCCATTACCAAGTCATTATGTCTGCCGGTATCAACGATTTCCCCTGCCTTCCAAGCATGGGATTCTAATTCTTCAAGCATTAGATTTACAGAACGCCTTACTGCGTCACTACCATAAGCAAAAACTATCTTTTCTCTTTCAAACCAAACTCGCAAACGATTTAACAACCCTTGCTTCAAACCTTTATTGCTTACTTTGCTTTGTCGATAATCCACATTTATTCCTTTGGCTTCTAATAAACTCTTAAACAGTCTTTGAAACCCTACATCTTCTGCCGCAAGTGGCGCACCATAACGCTTACACCATTCCCCTATCATGTCAGCCTGTTTATCGGGGGAAAAATCATTACGCCTCCAAATGTTGCAGACTACAAGACTACCATCGGATTCTTGTCTAACAACTACCATAACGGAATAGTCCTTTCCAAGCCCTTGTGATGGGTCAAACCCAATAACATATCGCATACCTGCTCGCTTGTCAGTATCAAATGTTTGCTCTAAGTCTAAATTACGCCTTGTGTATTTGCGAGGATATACAGAAGATTCATCGTCAATGACTCGACACAAAAACTCTTGAGCAAACTCTAACTCACCACATACTGCCCGTTGTTCTAAAAGAAAACCAACAGGTCTAAACTCCGGCCAAAGTGCCACTAATTTATCCGGTTCGTCTTTCGCCTCATCCCAATTAGGTAACGCCGTCCATACACCGGATTTCCAAAGTGCATTGTCAAGCATTTCAGTATGATATAAGTCAGTTTGAGCCATAGGTGTCCCAACACAAAACAACTTAGAACCCGGGTCAAGCATTGGCATAACTACTTTACGCAACCAATGTCGCAACTGCTCATTGTTTAATTCTTTTTTAGCATCAAGCAATACATCGTCAAGTGCTACTACTGCGGGATGGTCGCCACGAATTGCAGACCCAACAGAAGAACATCGTATTACTGCACCGTTAGTCAACCATAATTCTTCTTTACCACCCTTTTTAGTGTTAAGATAGCGGGATAACTCTTTATGGCTTGTTAAGTCTTTGCGGATTTCAGCCAATCGTCTTTTAGCCGTATCTTGGCTTGCCGAAAATAACCAAATATCCATAGGTTTTTTGTTAAACCTTTCAAACAAACACATATGTAATAGTTTTACGCCTAAAGTAACAGACTTACTATGACTTCTTGGTGCAATAATACATACACGGTTAATGTGCATATCATCTTTGGCTGAATACATATCCATCCATTCGCCAATATGATTACCCCATGAGTAACCAAGCCACTTGTAAAAATACTTTACATCGTTTTTTGCCCGTTCAAAGGCTAATGCTCTTTTGAGGTTCGACATTTTTCATCACATACATTGTTATTGGAAGATTCCATAATACATCTTTTCTAAGGTTATACATACTATTCACCGCGCTTTGAGCGAGCGCAAGTGACATACGGGGCATTCTCTTGTTAAAGCCTTTTGGCGAGGGTAGTGTCGGGAAGCCCAACCACAAACAACATTAGTGCATACAACACTTTCTCTTTTACTACTCATTTCTAATCACCCTCATAGTGCCGCAGTATTTACTTTTTTTAGTTTTGTTGCACCATACTTTGTGTGTGTTATACATTACTATTGCTTCATAACCACAAGTATTGCATTTTCTTAATTTCTTTTGAGGAAACTTTATTGTTTTTTGTTTTTGGGAAATACTCAATGTCCCACCACCGGCGCAAACAAACTACCAATTAGACCCATTTCTTTGTCTATGATATGTGCCGCTAATCCAGCCTTACTTGTTGTGTAACCTTGTCGCGCATGGTATCTATCGTGACCTGCAAGACTTGGTAATTGAACAATTAAACAACCCTTACTTTCTAAAACTTTACGATGATGCAAATGTCCGTGGAACCAAGTATGATGTTCGCACTTACCCCATAACTCACGCTTTTCACATGACATTAACTCTTCAAGATTTTTAGCACCATCACCATGAATAAAGCCCATTAAATTGTTACCGTATTCAACATATTGTCGGGTGGATGGACTAACTACTACTTCGCAATCATATGTATTTTCGTAAACGGCAGACAAATACATCATAAGTGCAATTGCACTCATGCGGTCATGGTTACCCGGCATGAATACAACCTTAACGGGTGCAACTTGTCTTAGTAAATCAATATGTTCTCTTGCCATTTGGCAACCCGTCATTAGGATTTCAGCAGGGCTACCGCACATATCCTGTGGTGTTCCTCTTGTTGTAGTGCCTTGGTCGTTATCAACATGGAACCAATCGCTACCTGTTGCTAAAATAATCTGTTCGGGGCGAGAAGGTAATCGGGAAATCAATTCGCTTGTTTTTTCCATAAGGCGTTTTTTGGCTTCTTCAAAATCATACTGTTCACCTACTTCATCAACCCAACCGTATTTACCCCAATGAAAATCAGTTGGAGATACAACAAGGGAATAATCGTGACCCTCATCGTTCATTTCAAGTTTTGTAACTGTTAAATCTGCCTGTGAAATAATATCCTTAAACTCAGCAAGTATTTCATATTCAAAGTTTTGATACTTTTCAGCATCTTTTTCTATCCTTTTCCACTTTTTGCGCTCAAACTCGGTGTGCAACTCATTTTTTTGTTGCTCAAGTAAGTCTTTTACTAAGTCGTCAGTGGAGTTAGCCATAACTTGTTCATCAGTATATGGCAACATATCGTGATTCCAACTATGTCTGCGTCTGTATTCATCAAACCAAGCCTTCGGCATTTCAAATCTTCGTGCCATTTCAGTAACAGTAGCACCTTTACCAACCATGTCAGAATATGCGGCCTTCATGTTGCGGTGTTGTTCACCATTAATAAAAATCATTTTACCGGCTGATTCTAAAAATGTAATGTATGTATCATCGTCTTTATCATAATAGTAAGAAGTGCTGATACTTTTTGGTTCGGGTTCGGCAGGTTTTACAACTTTACCATCGGATTGTTTCCAACGGTATATTGCCATTTCCCAACCTTTGACACTACGAATATCATTTATCTTATGTAATGCTCTTGCATTTGCAAGTATAGATATTGCAGGGTCGTAGTGTTCCGGTATTAACTCGTAGCCGACATTGACAGGACATCTTTTTCCCATTATTTAATCCCAAGAGCCACCCCTTTATAGGCTTGTCTATCAACCATATTATTTCTGTAAATTATGTTGCTACTGAAAGAATTATTTTGGGCGCAGTATTGCGGTTTTTGTTAATTGTTGAATTATTTCATAGGTATATTCTTGGCCCCGCTTGTTATTCTTATTACTTCTTTTTACTTTCTGTCTATGAAACAATAAAAGAATTAGCAACATGGCTCGCAGTAGTGCGTTTTATTTTTTCTGAAAAAGTATAATTTTTCAAAACAATTAACTTTGGGGCAAATTGACCCAATAATTATGAATCAACCGTAACCATACCGTGTTATCATGCAAGAGGGGATAAAAACATGGCCTTTGAGATACATAACGCCACGACAATTGGAGTTGCTCTCGTTATCGCTGAATTACTGTTTTGGTTCTTTGTCGGTTTCGGATTATTAAAATTGAGAAAAAAACGCAAAAAAGAGTGGGAATCAGCCTTTAATACTCAAAAATAGTTAAAAAACAGAACGGTAGTCGATAGTTTATGCCCTCTTGGTGGCCGTTTAGTAAAAAGCAGATTGTTGCCTCGCAAGTTGATGTTCGCGTTGGCACAAGTGTTCCTTTCAGTGTAGCCGCAGGTTTACCTAACATAATGAAGGAAACTGAAAAGTTTCAAAGCGATAGTAACTACGACAATGAATGGGAGTTATTTGACAACATGGTAAAGTTAGACCCCGAATTAAACGGGGCAGTAAGAAGTGTTGCCCTTACAGGTAATAACTACTTCATAGATTACAAGCGAGCAAAAAATCAAAAAATCCGCAACGGTATCAAAATGCTTGTTGAAACAGTGGACTTTGATGATATACTAATCAATGCTATGCGTAACCTAATGGTTTATGGCAACGACATCAACAAACTTGTTGGTAAAGCAGGTATCGGTATTACCGATGTGCAAAGTTTACCGATAAAACAAATGACAATCGTTGATGAAAGGGGCGGGCCAACAGGTATGCCATTCCATGCAGACGAATACTCATACATTATGAGCAATGAGTTTTACATTCTTCGTGAAGGTCAATACAGTCAATCAGTATTCCCAAGAAGTGAAATTATCCACTTTAGAATAGATTATCGTAGTAATTGGTTTGAAGATACTAAGACTCGTCAAACTTACGGTGTATGGGGCGCATCCCGATTTTCGTCACTAAAGCAAGCAATCCGTGTAAAGTATAACAGTATGAATAACCGTATTGCTCTTGAAGATGCACTAACAAAGCAATTTATCACAATCGACAAATCCGCTATCGAACATATTACAGACCCCGATGAACAAGCAGAAAGGCTTGGTAAAATTATGGATGAAGTAATTACACTGTTTGAAGGTTTGCGTGGCGACCAAATGCCTATCCTACCAAGTTATGTGGAATTGCACCATGTCGATTTGAATAATACTGTTCCCGATAACTCCGGCTTCCTTGATATGGTCGGTAGCAACATAGCGGCAGTATTGCATGTTCCAAGAGTAGCGGCAGGTCAAGAGCGTGGCTCAACCTTTGCGGCTACTTACAATGCGAATATGTGGGCTAATACCGCTATTCGCAGACTACAATATGTTGTAAGACAAGAAGTTATGAAGTTGTTTTCAAAGCATCTTGAGTTACTTGGTATTGAGCATACAATGGCAGACTTACCGGCATTTGACTTTGAGCCGGTTGCCGAAGAATCTCCGTTAGATTTAGCAAAGAGAGCCGTGATGGGTTACACTTCCGGCATACTAACGCTAAATCAATCCTTAGACATTATGGGGCTACCACAAGAAAAAAGTGGCAACATACGCAACAAAGATGGGGATAATACAAATATCGGAGAGTTACCAAGAACCAATGAACAAGAGGGGATGAAAAATGACGAAGAATAAAAAGAACGGTCATTCATTTAATGACAAAATGGTAAAGCGTACAGTAATACCTGCAATCTATCTATGGCTTATGGCTTGTGGTGCAGTAGTAGGTATGGGTATTTGGAAACCCGATGTAGTTTTAATGAATCTTGATGGATTTATCGCACTTATCGCTATCATTGGTGGTGTAGCCGCCCCTGCATTACAAACCGTACTTCGTATGTGGGAGTCAGAACAGACTCAAGAGGTTGATAACATTCCAACTGAATTAAAGCATGACCGTGACCGTGATGCGGCATACAAAGAGCATACCATAGAGTTAGAAAAACTACAACAAAAGCATGAACAGACTATGGCTAAGTCTGCACAAGACCATAATCAAGAAATGGATAGAATAAAAAATAGTTGTATAGATACTTCCAAATTACCCAAACCTGATTCAGAAGTATTAAAGAAAAAGAAGTGATGGTATGTCGTCTGCCCCCGATATTCAAGCATCACTTGAAAATGCTGATGAGATAGCCGAATTAACAGGTCGTTCTAAATCAGATATTATCGCAGACCTTCTTGATGATGGAAAACTCAATAATAGTAATGCCATAAAAGAAAATACTACGGCACTTGACAAAGCAACCGAAATGGCAGGTAAAACACATAAGTTACTAACTGCTATTATCCCTATTCTAATTTTATTGGCTGGTTCCGGTCTTGAGTTAGGAGGTATTATTGATTTAACCCCTGCTGGTGATGAAGGAGATGGTGATTGGGCTTGGCAAGACGACGAACCATACGAAGATGTCTATTGGGGTTGCACAGATTGGGATGCGATAAACTACGATGATTGGGCTAATGAAGATGATGGTTCATGTTATTATGAAGAAGAGGTTTGGGGATGCACTAATGATGCGGCTTCTAACTATGACTCTAATGCTACACATGATGATGGTTCTTGTAATCCCGCAGATGAAGAAGTTTGGGGTTGCACAGATTCCAATGCCACTAACTATAACAGTACGGCAACAAGTGACGATGGTTCATGCGAATATGAAGAACCCGAAAATAATTGCACAGGTTCCCTTTACAATCCCGAAGTTAAATTAGAGTTATACAATAATACTACTGATATGCAGATTTATTGGGATGCAGATTGGTCTTGTGAAGAGCAACAGTATATCGAAGTCGATATTTACATTGTATGGACTGATAACCAAACAATGTATTTCAATACTTATGCTGGTTACAACATAACAGGCGACGCAATTGATAGAAAGGTATTCACAAAACCAAACATACCTACAAATCAATCATTTGATGTGCATTTATCCTTATGGGTTGATGTTGACGGGTGGCGAAGGGATGCAGAATACATAGAAACAGAAATCAAAACATAAGGGGTCGTAGTTTAGCGGAAAAACGCTTGGTTTGCAACCATGATACCGCAGGTTCAAATCCTGCCGACTCCATTATTTTTATTAATCAGCCCATGAATCGCTTTATCCATGCCTACTCCTAGTTATGAAGATTGGGAAGAAGAAAATGTCAGTGCGGCAGAATACCAAGGGCGTAAAGTTACTCTTAACAAACCATTCCGAACACCTAATGAAAAAAAGAAGTTTGGAGTCTATACCACTAATAGTAGCGGTAAAGTAATTATTGTAAGGTTTGGCGACCCTAACATGGAAATTAAGCGTGACGACCCTAAAAGACGCAAAGCATTCCGTGACAGACATGATTGTGCAAATAAAAAAGACCGTACAACACCCGGATATTGGTCTTGCCGTCAATGGAGAAGTAGTCCTGTTGAAGCGGTACATATGAAAAAAATCTATTCCGATAAAGATTCTTCAACCCCTGCGCCACCAAAAGATAGGCGCAAAGGCTCTAATAAAAATCCAAAAGATTCAGCAAAAGACTCTAAAGGCGGAGTTACTTTTTCCGAATCAGTAACTAAGTCTTTGAAAACAAAAGTTAGTGAGCATAACAAAAAAAGTGAAAAGAAAGTTACACTTGGTATGCTAAAGGCAGTATATCGCCGTGGTGCTGGTGCTTTTTCCACATCTCACCGACCCGGTGTTTCAAGAGCCGCATGGTCTATGGCAAGAGTAAACGCATTCCTAAAGTTAGTTAGAAGCGGTAAACCATCTAATCCTAAATATGTTCAAGACAATGATTTGCTACCAAGCAATCACGGCAGAAAGTCAAAGAAGGCTTCCGAAGAAGGTTGTGGTTGTGGCGGAGGTTGTGGTGGAGGAACCGTTGAAGCAAAGATGATTCGCAAAGATGTATTCGATAATCCGACTGAAGCCATGAGTCGTGCAAAAGAAATGGGTCTTGATGGTATTCATTCACATGAAGAAGATGGCAAGAAAGTTTTTATGCCCGGTAAAACCCATGAAGAATACATGAG